CTAACCAAGGCAAAGAAAGTGCGGTTTACCAATCATTAGAAGATATTGAAAACATCGATACTCGTTTCCTTGAACATGTTATTAACGAGTTTTTAGAGAAAGCTATAAATTTGGGTTTACCTATTCCAGTTGGTGCTAAATTTAAATTCAAGAACAATAAAGAGATTGAAGAAATTAAGCAAAAACAAATAGATCAAAATACAAAAATATCTACTTACTTATTGAATTTAAAAAACGCTGGTTACTCGGTTGACGAAGCACAAGTGTCTGAATTAACGGGATTAAAAGTAAGTAAAGAGGAGTTACCACAACCAACTAATATTGCTACCAAACTAAAAAATTTATATGCCTAAAATTGAATATACAGATGAGCAAATACAACAGCTTATTGATGGTATATTTAATAGGACTATAAACGCTCACCAATTACCAAAAGGACTTTACGAAGCAACTGCCAACGTGTTAAACGATGGGCTGAATGAGGGGTTTTATGGTAGTCCTGATAAAGTATTATTAAATGAGCTTCGCGATAACATTTATATGTTTTCGGGAGCAAAAACGTTTCAGCAAGTGCAGCATATTAGCTCTTTGCTTTATAAATCAAATTTAGATTATCGGGAGTTCAAGAAAGAGGCGTTAAGTGTTTATAAAACGTACAACGAGGCTTATTTGGAAAGTGAATATGTTACCGCATTAACAAGCGGAACAACTGCAAAATCTTATAACGAAGCTATTAATAGCAATGGATTATTTAATCGCTTTAAGTACACGGCTATTATCGATTCTCACACTAGCGAGATATGTAGAAGATTAAATGGAATTATATTGCCTGTCGAAGATAAGTTTTGGAATACGAACACTCCGCCTAATCACTTTAATTGCAGGTGCTTCATTGAGAAATTGGATAAATATGATGAAGAACCAAGTACTAATGGAAATAAAGCAAATGCAGTAAATGTATACGCAAAAGAGCATAGGCAACCAGTGTTTAATATGAATCCCGCTATTGATGAAGTTGTGTTTAAAAAAGATCATCCTTATTTCACAGTTCCTAAACAGTATAAAGATTTAGCTAAAAAAAACTTTAACCTCAAGATACCCAACAAAGATTAATTTGTATATTTGTGGTATGGAAGAAACAAATGAAACAGTTAACATATCATTACATAGGTATGAAAACTATAAAAAGATTGAGAAGTCTTTAAAGGATAAGCAAATTCTAGTTTACACTAATTATGGTCGATGTATCTCTTTTATTGAACCAGACGATGCAGTTAGAGTGTTATTTGAAAAAATAAAAGAACAGGATGATGAAATTAAAAAAATGACTCTTGAAAATTACGAATTAAAATACAAGAAAAAACGTTGGTTTTAATATGAAGACGATAAACAAAAAACATAAAACACCTAAAGAGGTGAAGGGCGAAGCGATAGTTAAAAAACTAACGACTGAGGCAAATAAAATAGTTTCAAAGGCAGAGGCTATCCGTAATATGGAGGCTGAAATGGATTTATCACTACCATTTAATGGGGTAAATAAAGTAACGGCAAACCTAATGCTTGATGGCATTTATCCTGCTATGTTGATTAATGGAAGCATATTATTGGTAGAGGTACTAAAAGGATTCTTTTTAGACTTTGAGAAGTTCAAAACATTAGAAGATAAATTACCTATTGAAGTGTACGTGAGAATTGAACGTTTTTATTTAATGGATTGGAATGAATATAACGGATAAAAAATTTAATCCACTAAAAGATGACTGTTACTTTTATAATGAAGATGACTTTGCTTACTTTGGTTACGATTCAGAGAAATATCTTAAGCAAGTTGGTATAATGCCAGAATGTATTGAAAGTAAAGAAATTGGAGTGGCGGCTAATGGTAAGAGGTATCTTTTAGTTAGGTTTAAAAATAATAAGGTTATACTTGACGGAAATAACCCTTACGCTTGTATGAATTTTTTGGATAATTATGCGATCTAATGCGAAAGCAGCCATAGAAAAATTAAAGGCCAGACTTGAAAAAAAGATGGCTGAGTTACCTCCAATTCTAATGAATGAGGGGCAGAGATACTTTACTGAGAATTTTAGAAATGAAAGTTGGGAGGGGAAGCGCTGGAGGGCTAGGATTCACAGAGGTAAAAAAGAGAATACTAAACCTATACTTATCGGCCGTACACGCCAATTAATAAATTCTGTTCGTACGTCTGGTCGCTCTGCTTCATTAACTAAAATTGTTTGGGGAACCGCTGTACCTTACGCAAAAATACATAACGAAGGTTTTAATGGTACGGTTTATGTTAAACCTCATAGCAAACATGGTAAAACGATCAGTGTAAAGGTTAGAGGTAATTCTGGATTTGTAAACGGTGTTTTCACTAAAGGTAAATCAAAAACATTAAAGATGCTAGGTGCTAGACACCAAGTAAAAGCGTACTCTTATCGAATGAAGATGCCTAAACGCCAATTTATGGGAATCGGAAATGTATTAAGAGCGAGGTTAATTAAAAAAACAGAGCAAGAATTTAAGGGATTATGAAACAACTATACCTAGCAATTAAAGCGCAATTAGAATCAAAAGTTCCTGCTATTAAATTTATAGCGATGTGGAATAATCAACTACAAGATACTAATGATGGTAAAAACTATTCATTTAGGATGCCAGCGGTATTTATTGAATTTGTTAGCCCTACGCAAATTGGCGGCGTTGGCAACAACGTGCAGGTTTACGAACCATTAGAGATTAAGGTACATATTTTACATGAGCAGTATGATGCTATGGATGGCACAATGGACTGTAACTTAGATGTTTTTGAGTTCAAGCAAAGTGTTTACAAAGCACTGCAATTATTTCAAGCAAGCAACACATCTGTATTTGATAGACAAACAGAGGAACAAGATTATGACCATACGAATATTTACCACTATATTCAATCTTACTTTTGCGCCTTTGTCGACAACGATATGCCATTGCCTATTGACGGTACCGAATTTGAACCTCCTTTAATTGGAGTTATTACGCCTGAGTTAGATTAGTTAGCATAAAAACAACTATTTATATATTTTTTGTATATAATTTTATCGTATGGCACGCTCAAAGGCAGTAATAAAGGCACAAATAATCGCTACAATTAGCGGCATTCCTATAATTTCACAATTAGTTGCTAATCCTAGTCAAGTACAGTACAATAACAATTTTATTGATATTATCGCTAGGGCTATCAACTTTTTAGAGCAGTTAATGGATGTTTTAAAATCGGATTTAGAAGATAAGATAAGCAAGGGAGCGGTAGGAAATTCGGCATGGTTACAAGATAAAATAATAAACGGATTTCAGTATTCAGCAACGATTCCGCAGGTTACTGAGCTAATAGATTACGTCCCAACTTATCCAACTATTAATCCAACATTAAGAATAGTAACAAGATGCTCTGTTAACACGTCTGCACTTAATTTAGTTGATGTAAAGGTAGCTAAAAATAATCCACCTGAAAAAATGACACCGACAGAGGTTAGTTCGCTATCCGGTTACATTAATCAAGGTGGCGATGGCACTATATCCGGTAATGGAAGGGGCATTGGTTTCGCTGGCGTTTATTACAGGATTAACTCTTATGATTCAGATAAATTATATTTAGATGCCGAAGTTATTTACAATGGTCAATACGCAAGCGTTATACAGGCAACTGTAGAAGCAGCAATAAATGCTTATTTATCCTCTATTCCTTTTGATTCTAAAGTGAAAGTTGTTTCATTGATAGATGCGATTCAATCGGTTGCTGGTGTTAGCGATGTTATTATACATGATATGGCAGTTCGTTCGGACACTACATTGTTTGCCGATAAAACTTATTTAGTTCAATCAAATACAACGCTTCTATCAACTTACCCGACTTATGCAGGGTACATTGTAGAAGAAACAACGGCAGGTGAAACATTTGCGGATAAAATAACATACACAGCTCAATAAAATGAATTACGATTTTGATATTGATATTGTTGTGCCTAATTTAACTCCAGAAGTTAAAAGGCTACCTAAGTATTTAGCATGGCTTAAATCATTAACTACACCGATACAAACAGCCTGGTTGTATCTTTTTAATGATTATAAAACAGGAAGTCTTTATAGTGATTATAGCAATGTTACCGCTTATGTAGTTGGGGATGTTGTTATTTTTACAGACAACAAAGTTTATGAATGTATATTGGCAACGACTGGTAACGACTGTTTGAACGCTACTTACTGGACATTGGTTAACGAGAATTTTATTGGAGCAGACGAACGAATAACTTATAATTCTCAAATAATAATACTCGAACGCGCTTTGAATAAATGGTTTAGAAATTTATTAGCAACCGACCAAATTTACATTGCGACAAATCAAATATCTACAACTATATTCATGATGGGGAATAGTGGAATTTATTCGAGTAAAATGGCAAGTGATAGCACTTATTCTTTGACTTATATGGGTGAAGCGCCAACCTTTTCTACTCAATACAATTTTACGGTAAACGTACCAGTCGCTTTATTTACAACACTTGGAAGCAATCCGACGAACAGAGAGAATGCAGTAAGAAATTTTGTAGACAAATACGTATTAGCAGGGATAAATTATAACGTTACAACTTTTTAAGAAATGAGAAAAATATACACAGGATTCGTTTCCGACCCATCAATTCAACAACCTTTAACTACTAAGTCACTAGACTTTTTACATGGAGGTCAATCGCAAATGGTTTACGCTATTTGTAAAAGCATCATTCAAAACAGTGGACGTACTTATTCAACAAGTGTGCCGTATTTATTTAGTTCGGATTCAAACGCTGGCTTTACAAGTGACGGTGTAGTGTTCTTTAATGGTGAGTTATATGTAATGACTGAAAACACTGGCGGATTGGCTTATGCGATCGTAGATACTACACCTGATCCAATTGCTGACCCAGTAACTTTTAGCGATTCAGTTGCTAGAGATGTTCATAATAACAGATACTTGACTTACCAAGCAAGTTCCGTTGGGGCGTTGTTTGCGGTTGTTGATATAGTTAGTGTTAATGTTCCAAATACAACAATTATACCGTCGTTTTCAAATACGTGGTTAAGCTCTATTACACCAAGATACTCAAAAGGGGCAAACGGAATGGTAACACTAGATGGTGTTGTTCATAAAACAGGTGTTATAAATTCAGGGAACCAATTAATTGTTACTTTACCGTCCGGTTTTAGACCCACTTCCGATAGGGCGTTTTCTGTATTTTTAAATGATAGCCCTGATAAGAAAAACGGTATAGTTTACGTTGGTTCAAATGGAGAGGTTAAGATAGAGTTAGCTCAAATAACGCATTCAACCGATACATTTGTATCATTTGATGGCATTAGCTTTTATACGGATTAAATCCTACTTTCTTAATTTGATCTTCTGTAAGAGACTTGTACAATTCTAAATACTCATCTCTTTGTGTGTCGGTTAATTTATTTAAATATCCTTTAAGCATTTCATTCATCAATGCCGCCTTTCTTCGATTAGACTTGTGGCATATAGCTATAAATAAAGCGAAGTTTCTTTTGTTAGGAAAGCATAGTAAGCGTCTGCTATTGGCGTCCTTTATGGATTGCTTAGATTTTTCTGATATCATATTTTGCAAATATAATTATTGTTTAGCATAAAATGAAACAGTTGCGCACAATTAGTACTTAATTTTATCGTGTGAATTACGAATACACATTAGATCCAAATGCGGATGAGCCAATAATGCTTATTGATAGCCATATTGGTTTTAGTAATACTGATGGGCGTGGCGTAATGGCGGATCAATTCTGTAGAGAATTAATGTTCCTTGACACTCTTAATAAATCTCGCATCCAAGTTTGGATGAACTCGGTTGGAGGCTCTGTTTTGGATGCTCAACAAATATACAATACAATCCTAAGAACAAAAACAAAAGTAGATACGTATTGTGTTGGGTTAGTAGCTAGTTCAGCAGGTTTTATTTTTCAAGCTGGCAGAAAACGTTGCATGATGGATGGCACAAATTTAATGATGCACAATCCGTTTAATCCAACAAACCCAGAGGAAGAAAGTGATAGCTTAAGAGTTTTCACTAATTCAATAGTTACAATGATTTGTTCGCGTTCCGGATTAACTCCTGAAAAGGTAGGAGGAATGATGAATGTTACAACGTGGTTAAATGCAAATGATTGCAAAGAGTTGGGATTATGTGACGAAGTAGAATATTTGGATTCATTCAATAAGGCTCGTAAAATATCTATTGAAAATCCATTAAACGCATTAAAAGAGTATTCAAATATCATACAAACAATAAAACCAAAAAAAATGAATAAAGTTTATAACAAATTAAATCTTGATTCAGCTGCAAACGGAGTTGAAGATTCAGCGGTTGCTGCAATTGTTAAGATTGAAAACAAATTAACTGAAACAGAAGCAGAATTAATCGAAGCTAAAAATAAATTAGCTGAATTAACCGCTAAAATTAAAGAAGCGGAAGAATCTAAAGAAGCTGTTGAAGCTGCTGAGTTAGAAAACAAAGTAAACACATTAGTTGATGCGGCTGTGACTGCTGGTAAAATTGCTAATGAAGCAACAATAATTGACGCTTACAAAGTAATGGCTAAAGCGGATTTGGTAAACACTTCTAAAGTAATTGAAGCTTTACCAGTAAATAAAAAAGCTCCAAACTTTGATAAAGCAGCAGTTGCTAAAGGAGCAATGGATTCTAGTTCGACACCTAGCATTGACATTACAAACCCTGGTGGTTACTTAGCTAAAATGCAAATCGCTAAACTAGCGGAATTAAAAAGTAAATTCAAAAAATAACAATAAAAACAAACAAACATGGCAAACGATTCATTAGTAATTAACGACACCACATACGCAGGTACATTTGGTTCGTACTTTATTTTACCTGC